AAGAAACAGAGACAGAAAATATGAGTCAGACGTTTACTATGCACGTGGAATATACAATGTTGCAGATGTTGATTTTGATCTTACACAATTTGGATTGTTCATGCAAAATGATCAACCGTTTATTACATTCCATCAACGTGATATTATTGAAAGACTTGGTCGAAGATTAATGAGTGGTGATGTACTAGAACTACCGCACAGAAAAGATGATTTCAGTTTAGATGATACCATGGATGAAACACTTAAACGTTTCTATCAAGTTGAAGATGTAAATGTCACAGCAGAAGGATTTTCTCAAACATGGTGGCCACATCTTATCAGAGCAAGATGTAAACCGCTGAAAGATTCACCAGAATTTAGAGACATCATCGGCACAAGAAATGACGAAGAATCAATTGCATACAAACAAGGCACTGGCAGAAGAGACCAAGAAATTAATGATGCCATTGTGGCTCAAGCAGAAGCAGATGCACCTGAGTCAGGCTATAACACACAACCACTTTACATCCTGCCAGTCGATGACAACGGCAAGGTTGCCATTGTTACAGCAGATGAAAAAGATATTGATGCCGACAGCAACACAATGAAAGCAGATAGGGTACAAGACTCTCCTAGAGGAGATGGATACTTGCAAGGGTACCTCACAGCAGATGGCATAGCACCAAACGGTGAATCATATGACTTTGGAACATCTTTCCCAGCTGGACCTACAAAAGGATCATATCATTTAAGAACAGACTATCTACCAAACAGATTGTTTAGATATGACGGCAGAAGATGGGTGCATCAAGAAGATGATGTAAAAATGACAATGACTAACACAGACAAGAGATCAACATCAAAATTAAGTTTTGTTAACAATGAAACTGTTACAACTAACCAAGATGGTACAACACAAAATGAAAAAAGTGCATTGAGCCGTGCATTGATAGATAAAGAACGTAAAACGCCAGATCAAGACAAGGAAACAAATAGTTAATGTCTAACATTTCACATTTTTATGATGGACAATTAAGGCGATTCATAATCCAATTTACAAGAATGATGTCCAACTTTCAATATGAAACAGGCAAAGATGGTGATGGAAACAAAGCATTAATCAAAGTGCCTGTGCGTTATGGAGATATCAATAGGCAGGTTGCAAATATTTTGCGACAAGGTTCAGAAAATGCATTAGTCAGTGTGCCACAAATGGCAACATATATTAATTCATTAACATATGACAGACAACGTATGCAAGAGCCAACACACATAGACAAAATACATGTGCGAGAAAGATCATATGATGCAGAAACCAAAACATATTCAGGCACACAAGGCAATCAACATACTATAGAACGTATCATGCCTGTGCCATTCGAACTTACAATGAACTGTGATCTGTTTACAAATAACACAGACCAAAAATTACAAATACTTGAACAAGTTCTTGTGTTGTTTAATCCAGCTTTAGAATTACAAACAACAGATAATTGGGTTGACTGGACATCATTAAGCTATGCTGAAATCACTGATTTAACTTTTAGTTCAAGGACTATTCCTAGTGGTACAGATGATGAGATAGATGTTGCTTCAATGCAGTTTACTTTGCCTATTTGGTTGACTCCACCAGCTAAAATTAAGAAACTTGGTGTAATAGAAAAGATTGTTGCTTCACTATATGACGAAGATGCAAGTAAAATTGATGTGTCAGGAATTATTGGAAGTGACTTATTAAGCAAACAAGAAATTACTTTTGGCAATTATGGACTTTATGTAGAAGGAAACAAAGTGAGACTGTTACAAAGCAAAGATACTTTGAACGAAAAAATTGGAGACGTGGCACATGTTTCGCCAACTAGAGAAGTTGCTAAGACTGACAGTCAATTAGTTTATGGAAGAGAAATACCTTGGGCAAAAGTTTTGGCCGCATTTGGAAGAATTACAAATGGATTATCTAAAATAAAACTAGAAACAGCAATCACAACTGCTAATAATGAAGACACAATTACATATATCACAGGAACTATTGCAGAACATCCAACTGAAGATCACAATTTGCTTTTTACAGTTGACACTGATACTATTCCAACTGATTCGATTGCTTCATTCAGCAAAATTATTGATCCTACTGTGACTGGTCCAACTGGATCAGAAGTTGATGGACAAAGATATTTGATCACACAACCAATTGGGACAAGTTTACACAACCTAAACATCACAGGAATCACACATGATGGAACAACCACTGCCACAGTGACTTGTTCTCTACCACATGGACTTGCAGTAGGAGATACTGTGCGTATCACAGGAGCGGCGCCAAGTTATTACAATGGCACAATTGGTGTCAAAGCAGTGCCTAGTACAACACAATTTACATATAACACAGTGGCGGCAACTAATGCCGCGGCAAGTTCCACGGCTCAAACAGCAGATTTGAATAAATTTACAGCGGCAGGTGGTGTGTTAATAACGCCATCACCACTGACATCACCAGCACTAGGTGAACCAGTTGGTGTTACTAATCGAAGTCCAAGTGCTTGGGGCAATTTAGTTGCATCAGAAAGTGATATCATCCAATATAATTCTACCACAGGCAAATTTAATGTTGATTTTGATTCATCTAATGTTACAAATGTCCAATATGCAACCAACGAAGCAACCTCAGTGCAATTCAAATGGACTGGCACACAATGGCAAAAGTCATGGGAAGGTGAATACCAACCAGGGGATTGGGTGCTTGACCTTTAACCAATTATAATATAAAATACATTATGAATATTGTTTGCAGTGGTGCATTGTTTTATGCTAAGTCAACTAAACGTTTCATGTTGTTGCAAAGAGCAAACAAAAAACATCACGGCCAATGGGGCATAGTTGGTGGCAAAGCAGAAGGCAAAGAACTTCCAGTAGAAGCACTTAAAAGGGAAATACAGGAAGAAGTAGGCAACACTCCTACAATAAAAAAATTTATACCTCTTGAAATGTTTCAAAGCACTGATCAAAAGTTTTTCTTTAACACTTATGTTTGCGTGGTAGATGCAGAATTTACACCCACACTGAATGGAGAACACATTGGATATTGTTGGGTGCAAATGAATGCTTGGCCTAAACCCATGCATCAAGGTCTACAAAAAACTGTAAACAGTAAAACTATAAAAAGCAAACTTCAAACTATATTAGATATTATAAGTTGATGCCCTGATAATTCATGTCTCTCTTGGATGCAAATTCTTTCTTCAACATACCAACGTAGATTCTATAAACCATTCCGTTTTCACCTACTGTAGTTGCTGTCCATACTTGACCATCGTATCCATCAATGTTATACAAATTGTCAATGGTAGCAACCTTTTGGATCAGTCTTACTAAAAATGCTGTGCTATTGTAAACACACAGTTTAGTTTTCATTGCGTCCATAAACATTGCGTCTGCTTGTTCCAAGTTCTCTGGTGTTGGGTCTTTGTACAAAGTCGCTGAGTTAATCAAAGGCTCTGCTACACTACACACATGCGTTACATACGCAAGATCATTTGGATACCATTCATGGTCAGTTGCATCTGCTGGCTTTACAAAAAAAGCCACTGCTACAATTATTAAAATTATTATGCCTGTAAAAATGTTTTTATTCATGTCTCAAATAATATTTATCTGTATTTTATGTGGGTCGTTTATGTTAATATTGCAATGCTTATATGTTTTGTATATAACTTTTGCCAGTCAACTGTTCAATGTCACGTATCATTTCTTCCATATTGACTCTTACAGTCTTACCTGTTTTTGTATTGCGTGAATAGTATTCCCATTCACCTTGTGCATTGTGTGGAGATATTTTGGTCACGTTGCCTGCTTCGTCCTGCACAAACACTTCTGCACTTGATGATTCATCTTTGGCATATATTTTTGCGAAGTTTGAAGTGGTCGACGGATCACTTCCTTGTACACCTAATTCGGTAACACCTGTCACTCTTAAGTTTGTGCTGTTTAACAGTTGCAAAGAATCAGATCTAAATCTACCTGCGATTGTGTTTGATCCTGCTTTTTGAAAGGCAAATTCTATAATACCATCTTCTGATCCATCTGATGCATCTAGTATTTTTCCTGTCATTTTAGCATACACTATTTCTTGATCTGCATCATTTTCACCTTTAAATTTTATTTGTCCAAGATAGTCTGCATCGTCTGGACTTGCACTGTTTCTTTTTAAACTTATTACAGGTGCCGCACTGTTTGAATTTTCTGTGGTAGTGATGAGAAGTGAATCATCTGTGGTGGTTGTAGTGATTGTTGCAGAAGATAATATGTTAACTGCGCCTGTGCCAGCTGGGTCAATATTAATATCTGCGTTTGAACTTGGTGATGTGATATCGTCTGTAGCAATACCACTTGTGAATGTTTTAAGCCCTGCTATGGATTGGTTGTGTTTATTAACAACAACAGATGCCGCACTTACACCACCACCTTTACGTTCCATGTTTACTCTGTATCCATTTACAACAAGATTAGTTGTAGCACCAATGGCTCTAAGTCTGGCTGTGGTGTTGTTATAGTCTGTGCTATAAGTTAACAGTTGTCTGTTGCCTGAGGTCACAATGCCAAATTCAGATTCTAAAACTGTGTTGCCACCATCACCTACCACTACAACTTCTGATACTTGATACTCCGCACCACCTACCCCAGCGGTTGCTTTT